CGTGAACTGCGGGAGGTAGGTAGTCGCTGCCTGATACAGGGCACGGGCTGTGATCTCCTCACCACCTGTGAGCTGCTTTATCATTTCTTCATCCAGCTTGCCGTACTCGTTGCTCTCGGACATCGTCACGAAACGCTTGCCCTTCAAGCTGGCGAGAGTCGGGGAAGCAGCTTCTGCATCCCGGAGTCGGTCACCCTTGCAGATGATACCAACAGGAGCCACACGGGCATAGTCACCGAGCATGGTTTCGATGGTGTTCAGCATGGTTGACTTGCCGTTGCGGGTAGTCTTACCGTGGAGGATGAACATACATTCCTCATTCGCCATACCCAACAGGGAGTAGCCCAGGGCACGCTGGAGGAAGTCGGCTTTGTCCTTGTCACCCTCGGTGACCTCATCGATGAATTTCTCCCAGCGTTCGCAGCGGATGTCACGGCTGACCGTGTGCCGGAATGCGGTTTGCATCGTGAGGAAGTCATCCCAGCGGGCTTCACGGAAGGAATAGTCCCGCAGATCATAAGTGCCGTTCAGACAGTTGATGAGGTAGGGCTGGGCATCGAACTGGGATGCGGAGATGTGCAGCTCACCCGTGGCATCCTTGAGGATGCGGTCACGCATACGGCGGTCACCCATCTTATTGACAAAAGTCGTGTAGCTTTTCCGAAGGTCATCGTCTGCGATCTCACCACAGTACAAGATCATGAGTCGGACAAAGTCCTTGATCTTCTCCGATACCAGGATCGCACCCTCGTCACGCCGCCACGCTCCAGAGTCGTAGGTGTACCAGCACTTATGCTCTGTGCAGTAGCGAACCTCCTTGTCGTACAGCACGCCGAAAAGGTTTGCCATACCCATTTCGCTCCATTCAAAGCCGGAAGTCGTATCATCGGCTCGTTCCGGGTGGTTTTGCTTAATGAGGAACATCTTGTCGGAGAGATCCTCGCTGAGAATTACCCGCCCGGAGCGAAGCTGGAACAATTCTCGTGATTCGGAATAATCACTCATAGTATCACATCCCTTCGTTTTTGTACGGCTGCTTGAGCCAGTTTAACTGACATTCTTTGCAAATCGCACTACCGTATTCGGTATGGGGTGCGGAGTCACACACCATACCTTCTCCGATAGTACAGTCGATTACTCCAGCGAGTTCTTCATCTGTCATACCACGGATGTGGTCGGCGTTTGTGGGAACCTCGCTTCGGCTGTTGTAGTCGAGGACAGCTACAGTCGCAGTCTGCCGCCAGATTTCGCACCACTTGGCAAGATCGCCCTGTTCAATATGAGCCGCAATTTCAGCGGGATTGATGTCGGCAATCAAGCCGAGTAGTTCATTCATGGGGTTTCCTCCTTAGTTATTCACCATCACGATGATGCACGGTTTCCAGAACGGCTCGTACTCCATCAGGATGTTTTCGATCAACTGATCGAATTCCTTCTCGGATCCATCGAAGTCGGAATGCTGATACTCAACATCCTCCTGGAAGTCATCCCGGTCGAGGTAGCAACGGCAGTCATTGACAGTCTGGGCACAGTCGAGGTATTCACCGACATACGCATGGACATGAGAGCAGCTCATGTAGGAAAAGTCCCCGCCATCGTTGGCATCCTCTCCGGCAAAAACCAGTAGAGGAAGACCGGGGTTGTCGATAATAAGTTGCCGGAGTTCATCCGTAGCGTGAAGCAGTCCCGTGGGCTTGCATTCGTCCAAAGTCATCACTCGTCATCTCCTGTATCATCAGTATCTTTGAAATAGATTCGCTTTTCCGATCTGGTGTCAACGGACTTGAACATACGCTTGGAAGCATAGCTGATCGCCTGTGCCATACCGACCTCACCATCGTGGAGGATGTGGGCGTGACCTCTTGCGTACACCCAAGTCTTATCGCCCTGGGTGGCGATCATAGTCACAATCGCAACATTCTCCTCGATATGTGCTTCAAACCGATAGTCAATCGGCAGAGGGGCGGCTTCAAGCTGGTTCTCTGCGTAGAGTCCACATCTCCCGTCCTCGGTGGTCACAGCGTACATGACGCTCTGCTTGGCGTAGCTGCTCCAGATGTCACTAACCGTGCCAATGATGAGAGATTTCGAGGGGATCTTGACTCGGTCACCGATCTGGAACTTGGTGTTGGAGCTTGTATCTTCGACCATATCGTCTTCACCGATCTCCGTATCGCCCCCCCCCCATCGGGGGGGTCTTCGGTGAGTCTTTCGGATGCGATGGCATCGATACGCCGCAGGATATCCTCCTTCTCTCGCTGGGAGAGTTCGGTCTTGAGCATTGCGTTGACCTTCCAGACGGAAATGCCCATGGATTCTGCGAGTTTGGACTGGCTGACGAGATTGTCAGTCATGTATGTGCGAATATCCGCATTGGCGGTATACTTAGCGGTTGTATACGGCATTTTATAACCTCCTGCCTTTATACCATTTCATTATTTTCAGGGGACTTGCCGATGATGAGATCGCTGTAGGGCAGGCTCTCAATCCAACGGCAGAGGGTGTGCCACTCCTCCAGTTTGTGGTGCTTCCGGCTCTCGTAGATGTTTACCAGCACCTCGTAACTCAGCATGATGGTTCTACGCTGATTGTAGGAGGTGGGCAGCATCTGGATAAGCTGATCCCAATACTTCCGATCCTTAGTGGCAAGGAAAGCGTCCCGGCAAGCATTGAGGTAGTCGATGACGGTGTCCTGGACATACATGGACTTGTCGGTCATCTTATCCCGGCTGAAGTCTTCGGGGACGAAGGGCTTCGCATGGATTTTGTGCATCGTGGAGCAGGAGTTGCAGACGGTTCCGACCTTGTAGGTGTCGAACTCCTTCCACCAGTACAGAGGGGCGTTGATGGTCACCCAGACGGGCATCATCCGGCGATACTTGGCGTGTACAGCACCGCCCGCAGCAAGGCTGGTCATCAGAGCATGATCTGCTTCGCCCAGGAAGAACTCGAAGTCCGCACATTCCAGCGTTTCGGGATCCTCGATATGGGTGATGTAGCTGTCGCTTCTGTCCCAGCTATTCTTAGGGTTACGCATACCCTCGACCACGATGTCCCATTGCTCCGGGGACATGGTTACAGTTCTTAAAATTTCAAGCACGGTTAATCCTCCCGATTATCGTTTTGTGTTTTTCAGTTGTCGGCTCCACTTGGTTTTCATTTCGGCGGGGATAGGTTGCCCCCGGTTCCGTTTGCCTGTCCAATGTGTGCCACCAGATTTACCTTCGCATACGAAGTTGCTGGCTTTTAGGCTTGCTCCGTTTTCGCTTTCGAGTATGTAGGTGATGATTTGGGAATAACCCATCTCCTTCGCAATTCGGCAGCACGCACCGTAAAGCATGGAGCAAGCGTTGCGGGTTCCATCGGTGCAGAGCCTGTTAATTTCACAGGTGAGTCCATCGTCCAGATGCCTTGAAACAGGTCTACCGCATACGGCAACACCGATCATTTTATCCCCATCGAACACTCCGATGGAAAATTTATGACCAACCGTTGCCCGGTGATGTCGATGGAATTGATTTATGAAATCACTCGCTTCGTGGAAAGTGATAGGTCGAATATCCATTCATATCACCTCACCAGTTCGCATTTAGGATCACATCACAATGATCGTATTTCGCAGAAGCGATTATACCGAGAACCATGACACCGTTGTACACATCGGTCTTCTTGACGAACTGATAAATTGCATCTGCTTGTTCATCCGTTAAGACCATGTCTTTTCCATACCAGTCGTTCTCCTCGGTGCGTTCTTCATAAGGCACATAGTATCCGATCCCCTCAAGGACTGGATACCACACCCTACCACCGCTATCAACCTCATCCTCGATGGTGTGCCCGATGACCTCACCACAATGTGGACAGCGGTTGGTTTTTCTCTTAGAGATAGTAAGATCAAGCCCCATTTCGCTTCCTCCGATCAAACATCTGCCGGAACTTCCAGCGGATGACATACCAGATTTGCTCCAGCGTGCCTACTTTACGATACCCCATGATTTCCCTCCTTGCTCAAACGAGCTACGTCCTCATCAGACAGCATCCTGGGCTGGAACCGCCACTTGCGGGCGTTGTCACCGATAAGCTGATGGAGTCGGGCTTCCGCAAGCATCGGGGTGTCTTCACAGATGCCAAACTGGAAACGCTTGGCAACATCGTTCCAGATGCCGAACTTCTTTCCGGGAACTCCCCGGTAGTAGGTGTCACGCTTCATTTCGCTTTCCTCCGACATTTACGCTCATAGCAGTACATCTCCTTGGTGAAGAAGTACGCCAGCAAGGTGGCGATAAAGGTGTCGATGTGACTGGGATGTACCGCACCATCGATGATGTACTCTGCACCGACCCAGGCACAGGAGATGACCACATAAAAGGTGCAGAAAGAAGCGATGAGGGACAGGATCATAATGATTTTCTGTTTAGTCATGGCAATAACCCTTTCATTTTATCGTTTATACCGAGTCACGCTGTTGACGATGGTCTGCAATTCGTTCTTCGGGAGGACGGGATCACAAGCGACCGTGTTGGCGTAAATCAGTTCGTCATAGATTTGCTGTTTGGTATAACCTTGGTTGTGGAGCATACCCGCCAGCGAGGTCAGGCAGATGTTCCGGCAACCGTTTGGGATCCGGGGGTACACGGGACGGAGTTTGATCCGATTACCCTGGGGCAGTTCCCATATCGGGGTGTATATCCTGCTGCCGACAGTCTTGTCGGAGTTCTCCGCTCTGATTTCCGGGAAATACTTCTCCACCACATAGTCAATCGCTTCCTGGTTCTCCACGATGGAGTCGTAGAGAAGTGTATCACCCGTCATGATGAAGAATCGTGCGGTTTGGTAAATCTCAACGCCCTTGAGATTGTTCTTCCCTCTGAAGGGCAAGGTTCCCTTGAGCAGGATATGAAACCCTCGACCGCTCTTGGATTTTTCCGTATAACTCTGGCACTTACCGATGATGTCGGCTGCGATGACGGAGAGGAAACCCTCGTCATCGAAACCAGTATCAATGTCAATGCCGATGATACCGTTATCGTTGAAAACAAATCCGATGTGATCGTAGTAACCTTCTTCCACGCTGGCTACGGCATCCTCGTAGGATGACCATGAAGCGGGGTTCGTAGAGGAAGCAGCTTCATTCCTCATGGCGTTCATGGGAACCTTGCTGTCGTTATGAGCACACACCCATTGATTGAGGGAAGTCAATTCAGCGGGTATGTTCTCATACCGACTCATAACAGAGTTCTCTGCTTGGCGATCTTGCGACTGACCTCGTTGATGAGGTTCCACACCTTATCCTGGTGGATGCGATGAGCCTTGGCGGTCTGATAGATGTTATCAGCCAGGGTATCATTCTGACTGTAAACCTCTACGAGGATCTGCCGTTCCTCATCGGTGCAGTCCTTGAGGACAGATTCGCAAGCGTGCCAGTTGAGCGAGTCAACATCGCTCTTGAACCGGGGCTTGGCAGTATTGCGACAGTAGAAACGCAGACAATGATTGACATATTCTGCGTAGTAGGGTCTTCTACCCATGTTTATGTACCTTCTTTCGTGATCTCGGCGTAGATCTTATCGAAATCAATGCCGGAGTCTTTGAGTTTCTTGGAGCACAGCCAAGGGGTGTCTGTGGCATCCAGTTCGTAGTGAGTATTTAGTTCTTGGAGAACTGGGTAGTAGTCCTTCATAAAATTCCTTATGCCGTTCTCTACCCATCCCAGCCGCCGATGAAGTACCCAGGCAACTACAGCCATTTCCTCTTTTTCGTGCTGGGACGATGCTTGTCTGAGAGCGTCTGCGATCATTTCGTCAAAAGCCTTTTGCTCCTTGGAGTTAAGTTTGACTCGAATAATCCGACCGCCCGATTTGATGAAATCCATAAAATCAGCCCTTTACATATTCGGGGCGATGGATGCTTCGTTCGGGATCGAAACCTTCCGGGTATCGGGCTTTCAGCTTTGCGATGTTGTGCTCAGCGACCTCCTGCAAGGTCACGCCAAGCCCGGTCGCAGCCTGTGCCACATACCACAGGACATCGCCCAGTTCATCGAGCATCTTTTCGGGATCGAAGGTATGTCCCTGGAACTCCACCTTCTTGAGGATGTCGATGCACTCACCAGCTTCACCGTTCAGACCGTAGCAACCGTTGCGAACCTTGTCCCACGGGCTGAGATTGCCGGAGGTACGGTCAGCAGCTACCTGATAATCATTCAGGGTCATTCTCTGCCACCTCCATTTCCAGCACCGTCATGAGGGCGTAGTTCGCAAGGTCGAGCAGCGTGTCACGGATGGACTCATCGTTGACCTTCTGCTCACAGTTGCGGGAAAGAGTCTTGAAGCGATTGAACTTATCACCGAGTCGAATACGAGCCATCGCCATACCCTCCTCCACGAAGGTGGTGTGGAAGCTATCGCCGTAGTCGTGATTCTTTTTGGCGTAGAGGTTGTTAATCTCAGTACACAGACTGAGGTGTCTTTCGACCTTTGTCTTAGCCATGGTTCCTCCTTCCGGGCTTGGTACTGGCAGAGAGGGTATCTCCACCAGTACCGTACCTCACCTTACTTCAGCAGATCGTCCAGATTCAGACCACCAGTCTTCTTCGCAGGAGCTGCGGGAGGAGCGGTGGTAGTCTTGGGTGCGGGAGCACCTTCGGCAGACATGGTCAGGGCGATGGGGACGGGGGTGGTATCGAAGCCATCAGCAGGACTCTTATCGCCCAGGTTGGCGAAGGTGACGGTCTTGTTGGGATCCTTGTTGGAGGGCAGCTTGGTGTGCATGACCTCGGCACGGATATAGCAGCCGATGATGTCGGTGTGGTCGATGTCCTCGACAGAGAAGTCGTTCAGAGCGGTCTTGGCGAAGTAGGAGAAAGCGTTGTAGGCTCTCTCGTTGGGCTGATCGTTCTTATCCTTCAGAGAGAATCTCTCCTGGTGGGTGATGCCCTGGGCGTTGACCATGAACACGGTCAGCTTGCCGAACTCCTCATCGTAGGTGACATTGAAGATGCGGAACACATGGGTTCCTTCGGGTACGAGGGTGAAACCACTCCTCATTGCGATTCTTGCCATAACAAATTCCTCCTATTATTCGGGTTTATTCTCACTCACCGTGATGCGGTAAGTGGTCTTGGGTTTGGTGTACTTATCGAGCAGACCGTCTGCCTTGAGGGCATCCTTGTCCAGTTCCGTGGAGTCGGTCTTGGAAACCGTCCAGGAGTAGCGAGTGCCGGGAACCGCCACCTTCTTATCGCCGGGACGGAACTTATCCATGGCGAACTTCTTGATGGCTTCGGTGATGACCTTGAGTCGCTTTTCCTTCTCAGCCAGTCCAGCGTAGGCTTCATCCAGTTCCTTCTTCAGACCTTCCGCTTCTGCGATCAGAGCGGACATATCGTCATCGGGGTTGGGATTGTTGGTACGCAGAACCTTGAGGATCTCAGCGTCCTTCTTCTCATCGTAGGCGGGGCTGATGCCCGTGACCACATGGTCTTCCCACCACTTCTTAGCCTTTTCCAGCATCAGGTCGAAGTTGGGATAACGCTGGCTGACCTTGAACTCCTGGGTGATGGTGTTGGATGCACTCGGAACGAAGTTCTCCGGGTTTTCATAGTCACCTTCGCTGAGGAAGGAGGGAACCATGATGACATCATCGATGCCCAGCAGATAGGCATACAGAGCCGCCTGGATTGCGTAATATTCGGGGATATCGTCTGCCCAGTCCTCGGAACGCTTGGTGGTCTTATACTCGATCACCACTTCGGGGCGTTCCTTGGGATCCACCAACAGGGAGTCCCACATACCGCCGAAGATGGGGATGTCACCGAAGAAATCGCCCCAGGTCTTCTTGAAGTAGTCCTTACCGTAGATGTCGGTGGGGGTACGGAGGTTGGTCATACCGTATGCCTTACGCATATAGGCGATCTGCTTGGGTTCGATGGTCTTACCAGCGATGGTGTAGATCGTATCGGTGAACGGCTCCTCGTAGGTGCGGGTGATAGCACACCACACCTCGAAGGAAGTAGACCAGGGGTTCAGACCAAGAATCGTTGCCAGTCGGGTGGCGGTGATCTTCTTGGGCTTCTTGGGAGGGGCAACCTGGATGCGGTTGCCGGAAAGCCATTTCATTTCAGCCATGATTATTCCTCCACATACGCAGCCAGCTTCTCGCCCAGGGCGATAATCAGCTTCTCACAGTCAGCCTTGGAAATCTGGGTGAATGCCACGGTTTCCTCTGCGATCTTAGCTGCCAGGGCATCGTTCTCGGCATCATGCTCACGCAGCTTGATGAGGAGGTTCTTCAACTGACGAATCTGCAAATCGCTGGCATTGTCTTCGGGTGCAGTCAGAGTCTGGGTGACTTCCTGACGCTGGGCGGCGGTGACAGGGGGCTTGCGAACAGGTGCGGGGGCAGGAGCGGGAGTACCATCGGCTTCATCGCCGTTGTCGGTGGTCTTACCAGCCTGGGCGTTGATAGTGTCGGGTTCGCAGATATCCAGAGCGATCATATACAGATAGCGTCTGAGATAGGTGTGAGCGGAGCCGAGAGCCATGACGGGGTTCGTACCACGGTTCACTTCAGGCTCACGCATGGGGCTGGTGAACACCACGGTATCTGCCGGATCGGAGGTGTTGTGAATGGTCATCGTTGCGGTGTCGGTGGTGAAGGTAACCACGGGGAGCAGACCCACTTCCATGAAGATGGGCAATGCCACAGGGATGATGTCATCCAGTTCAAAGTAGCGGAAGGACAGGCTCATGTTCTTACCCGTCTTCTTAGCACCCGTTTCCAGGAACTTCATACGAGCCACGAGCAGCTTGTGGAATGCATTGGCGGGGGTGATTTCTTCCACCTTAGTGGTGGTCTTGGTAGTAGCCATTTTTGATTTCCTCCTTGGTTTTTCAGATGTGTCGGTGGTAGCGGTCTTGCTTCCACCACGGGGCTTCTTCTCCGGCTTAATTCCGAGGAAGTCATTGATGCGTTTCTTCGCCATGGCGATGTAGAACTCTTTGTCCACACTCTCGATGGTGAGGGAACAGTCATTGTCAATGATGCAATGTTCGGGGAGCATTTCGATCTTGGCGGTGGCATCGTTTTCGGCTTTCACCTTGTACAGCTTGCCGTACCGGGTGTCGGTGGTAGCGTACACACGATTGACCTTCTGCACGGGCTGCTGTTCACCGTCCACAAGATGGTAGGCTTCACGGTACTTGGCTCCAGCCTTTGCGATCAACTGGAATTTGAAAATGTCATCACAGCCCAGGATCGTATCCTCCACGGGCGTGCCCTTGACAAAAAACTCTCTGATCGCATCCGCAACGATGATGGCGTTGTTGTTGATGTTGAACGCTCCAGCCGGAGCGATACCTCGAACAAGGTATCCACCCTTAGTCTTGGCACTACCGTCATCCTTAATTTCGATGTAGTTGTTCACATCCTTCTGGACGATCTTCTTGATGACATCTTCCTCAAGAATGAACCCGGTACGCTGTTGCCATTCATCGTTGATGGCGGTGAGGATGGGCAGTTCCCAGTCCTCCAGCGAAACCATGACACCATCGGTGTTAAGCTGGATGAGTTTCAGCGTGGTGATCTTCTCCACATACCGGGATGCCAGTTCCAGCAGGAACAACTGACCGCTGACGCAGACCGAGCGACCCATGAGGGGATCGAAAAGGTCGTTGTACTTGTTCAGCATGGCTCCGTAGGTGGTGTTCAGCACCAGCTTCAATGCGTTGGCGGTAGCCTTATCACCGCTTTTCTTAGCCGCCAGTCGGGTGTGGTAAACCTCCTCGAAAGTGGCTGCGGACGGGATGTTACGGCTGGTGTATCCGCATTTAATCATCAGCGAGGGATACAGGGATGCCACATCGTAGTTGCGGATTGTGCGGTTGCCTTGGGCTTCTTCCTGGTAGGTGGGGATAGCACCGTGGATGCCGCCATAGCCGATGACACAGGGACAACCTCCAACCTCGAAGTTGATCTTGGACTTGAACAGGTCATCGTCCGAGATCGAGGGGTCATGCATTTGATCGAAGAATGCGAACACATCGGCGGGGATGTACTCTCTTGCGAGGTTGGGCGGGTAGGAATACTCCCGCTCATCATCGTGGGGAACGGCGGTGGCTTTCAGCAGAGCTGCGGTCAGCTTGGCGTTGGTCATGCCCATTGCCTTACTGTCGGAGATACCCACCATTCGACCAACCTGGATTTTGCTCTTGAGGTATTCCTTGCGGATCCCCACCAGCTTGTCCGTGGTATCAACATCATGCTTACAGTAGTGGATGGTTTCCTCCAGTTCCGACTCTGTGAGCGGTCTGTCGATGTCGAAGGGGACGGTACTTTCCTGCACGCTGATACCGAGGTGACCCTCGATGGCCTTCAGGGATAGACCCATCTGCATATCGTCCTTGATGTCGATGGAGTTGAAATAGAAGTAGCTGTTGCGGATCAGCGGATGCTCCCAGCCTTGCCCGCCACCGATGATATAATCGTTGAGCTGCTTCACCTCCTCCGGGGTAGCCCCGGTGCAGATGGCTTTGACGATGAAGAAATCGTAGTGTTTGGAGTTGAAACCGCAGTAGACAGAGTCATCGTCAATAAACTCTTTCACCGCAGCATTGTCATTGTGAATGACTGTGTACTGACCACTCGCTCGGTCTTTGAACACGATCAACCAGTCGTGGGCAAAGACCTCGCAGTCGTAGACTATCAGTCCCAAATCATGACCTCCTTCTTCAAGCATTTTCCATCGGAATTTCCTGTCCGTAGGAACCTTACCCGCATCCTCCAGCCGGAACCGCAGATCGTAATCATGCACGGTGTGACC